TATCGCAAATTCATCCGAATGTTTGATTCATGCGATTCAGAGTCGTTGTCAACCTGTTCGATTCATTCCTATTCCTATCATGTTTCATATTGATACACTTTTAGGGCGATTAAATTATCCTATCAAAGATGAAGGAGTTCGAAGTTGGTTGAGCGCAACTTCATTATCATCTGTAGCAGAGTTTATTCGAATGGCAGAAGTTCTTCAATGGATTGCGCCGACAAATCCAACTGTTCAGGACGCAAAAGAGATTTGTAGCACACATGATTATGATAAAATTATCCCACTTGTTCGATCGATATGTTATTACCACCCTGAAAAGCTCTATGAAAATCTTGGTATCTTATGGCAAAATGGAATGAGTTTTGAGGATATTTTACACGCAGTTCAACAGACTGCGGATTTATATTTTGTATTATCATCCGAATCACAAGAACGACTCTATAAATTTTTAGTAACAGGATGGGCATATCATGCGCAAAGTCGTTGTAGCTTTTTGGATTTGCTGTGTTGTTCAAAAGACGCAGGACTTTTCTCTGACAAATAGTAGTAGGTCTTTTTTATTTTTTCAAAATGAAACAAACAGTGTTTAGAGAAATTCCTCCGTGGATAGTTGTATCAGATGTTCTGACTATGTTAAAACTATCCACGGAACCACCCTTTACATTTCAAAAAACGGCGATTGAACTGAGCCGATCTCCAGACGCTGTTGATTTATTAGTTCCTTATTATTTACCATGTAAGGCAAATCAATTTCTGGAATTTACGGATGAAAAGCGATGGATTACGATTCTACGGCATATCCTTACCCCTCATGGATATGTTATTCAATCACATGAAACAACACGTGATAAGAAAAAAGTAATTTTATATACAGTTGACCGTGTATCAGTTTTGGAAGGACCTCTCCGTCAAGCTGTCAAGATTGATTTTTCATAGAATATACTAAATAATTAGTTAGTTCTCTTAGTTAGTTCTCTTATTTAGATTTGTTCGTTAGATTTGTTCATTCATTACTTGTATAGTATACATTCTATGTATTAAATACAATCATTTCACTTATAAATCTATATACCAGCCATACGGAATAAGTGTGTAGCAACTAAATCACTTTCCATGGTTTGTTCTTCAGACATTCGTAAAAACCATCCGAACATTCGTCGTTCAAGAAGTTCGGGCCATGGGAAAGGAACATAGATGGTTTCAGGATGAATAGCAAATGGCAAATGTCCTTCTGTTCCTGCGGCCAAGAGATCTTCCAATTCAATCTTGCGACCAGTGTGTTTACGAGTGAGCTCAGCATTGGGCATCACAATAATATCCTTACGACCGGTTCCAGTAAATAAGATATCCCAGTTCTTATCATTACGAATTTCTTTTCCAGTTGCTTGACGTTCAATACGTTCATGAAGAATACGACGCCATTCGACAAATGTAAGATGATGAGGAGCAGGTGACCAGAGCGCGTGTTGATTGGGGAGGAAGGTTCCTTGTGCCCCAGCATATGTTTCAAGAGGGTCTGAACCAAAGAATACAACCTTGTCCTTTGGTAACTCTGGAAATTTGCGAATACAAATGGAGGCAGGACCCATCCATAAGCCACCGAATTGTTCCAAGAAGGCAACCTTCAAATACGTCATTTCTTCATCACGTAAGGGTAAACGTTTGTTGCGCATCGGAGCGGGAAGACTTCCCAAACGTCGTTCTGCGTCGGCAAGACCACCAATCACTTCCACATGATACTTTCCACCTGTTGCGGAAACAATTGTTTGATAACACATATTTAAGAAGGGAAGGTTCAATACACGACTACTACGTGCTCCAAAGTCGGCCCACCAACGTGAATTGACATCTGTATCATCCACATAGATCCAGACAGTAGGAGTATCTTTGCCTCGTTCAAGTAATTTATCATCAGACCATGTATTTTTATGTTGAAGTTTCATATATGCGGCAGCAGCAATCGCTACTGCGAGTATTGCCGTGGGAACAATCACCGTGCGGGCGTCCATCTATTTACTTACGATTACTTCTGTGTAATCACAAGTTGTTTCATGCGCTCAAAATAATCACGTGCTCCAAGTTGTTCTTGGGCCGCTCTTATGCGTCTTGCGTCTTCCTGTGCTTTTTTCTGTGCCTCATAAGCTTGAAGTTGGGCAAGTTCTGATTGATTATAAGCATCGGGGGCACGCTCTCTCTGCGCCTTATAGGAGTTGAAATCACGATTATCAACACGAACTCCTTGAATCTGATTACTCACTGTATTTTCACTTGTATATGCGGCACGAAGATCTGTAAATTGATTTTTTGAATTTGGTGCGGCGGTATAATCGGATGGTCGGTCACGTCCAAGTTCGACTCCCATCCCAACTGCCAACGTAAGTTCTTGTGGTTGTTGCCAGGCTTGAATTGCTGTTTCACGGCCAGTCTTTGCCTCATCTTCAAACATACGATTAAATACATCACGATTGAAGGATTCACTAAACTTCTTGGCATTTGTAATTTTTCCATTTCCAGAATCGGCACCTTTGAGCCAATCCCCATACCCATCCTCGTCCGGGTCTGGGATTCGTGTTTGTTCAAACATTTGATTAAACTTGTTCAAATCCAAATTGGTTGGATTGAGTTTGACAGGCTCTGCGGGCATTTGCCATTCCTTTGATGCTCCTGTGCGCTGTTCACGAACTGTATCTAACCCAGGAACTGCTGCCCCACCGGTCGCAGCCACATTTGTTTGACGACCTTGAATGAGTTTGAGAATGTCCAATAAATAGGCATAGGCACGTGTAACGGCGTCAAACGCCTCTTTTGTTCCTCCCTTGTCTGGATGCGCACGAATGGCAGCCTTCTTATAGGCGGATTTGAGCATATCATCTGTCAAAGCAACTTCCTCTTGGATATTCAATACCTTCAAACAGGCAGTAAAAAAGCTCAATGCCTTTTCAGAACGTTTTGCTTTACCAACTTGTTTATAAGGGTCTTGATCGCGCGCCATTCCTTGACTGATGATTTGTGTTTGATTCCCCCCTTGTGTTTGAGGGAGTCTGGTTTGAATGACAGGAGCAGGAAGAATCGAACGTTGCGCATGCCCTTGGCTAGATGTGGAACCTTCTCCAGGAAGTCGTGGGATGGTCGATGCGTTATGTCGGATGGCTGTAGCGACCTGTAGAACATGTCCGTAGACCCCAGCTTGTTTCGCACTTTGAACAATACTGGGATCACTAAATAATGTATCAATCATTTGAAGTCGTGTATGTGTATTTTGAATCGCAAGTAATTTTTGATAAATTCCCACATGGCGTGGGTCAAGTTGACTTTGAGCGGCGCCCATTTCTGTATGGTTCAACTTCTTCTAACTATCATACATAACCGCATGATAGTTAGAATCTATTCTGTAATTGTATCCAACTATTTTATGTCAAATACATACGGAGTCTCGCTGGAGTAAACAAGGGGATTTGTGCTTCACATTCCCACATATGAATATGTCCAGCTGTGAAGAGGCTAAATTCACTCGGCCAGAGTTGAGGGGCAACTCGTGGAATGCCACGAAGCGTCTTGTTACGGATCAACCCCCAACTTGCCAATGGAAGCACAAGAGTCAATTGTTCTTGTGGTTGAATATATTTTGTTCTATGACGTGGAGCGAGAGGAATATCCCATAGGGTGAGCCATCGAACCATATCGGTCCAAAGTGGAGGGAGAAACCAAGGGTAACACCATTCTACATCCACTGTTTGTCCAGTATAATATTGAAGAATCCAATCTAATCCTTCCAAATAGCATCGAACCATTTTATCCGATGAAGCATCACCCAACCATCGTTCACGATATACGTGCTGCCAATCGGCACGTAATTGAACCGCAAGTTTTCCTTCTTCATTTTTACCAATTGCATCAACAAGAGCGAGCTCTTCACACATTCGAAGAGGTGTTTTATTCCATTCATCCATCGCAAGTTCTAACGAAGTTGTTCCACGCGCAGGTTGATGACGTGATCGAATTTTTCCAACACAATGTTTTTGAACCCAAGCCGTCTCATGTTTCGCAAACCATTCTATACAAGCAGTTAAGGCTTCATGCGACCATTGCGCTCCTCCATCATTCCATTGATGAATCAAGCGCCCATTGGTGGAACGAACCTCTTGTAAACATGTAAGAAGAATGTCATGACCTCCATCTTTGAGTTTTAAACTCATTCCATGAGGTAAAAAGTCATTTCCGACAAATGACATGGCCATACAATAATCAAGTAAATAATCCTTATCTTGACCTTTACAAATAAATTCACGAAGAGTATGAATCCCAAAATAACGATACTCTTCTTCATTATCTACATATTGAACTTCTCCACATTCCACCGCCTCACGGAAGAGCCACATTTCTTGAACTGGTTGAAGAAGTGATAAGAGAATTAAATCAGCGTCTAATCCATAAATTACGTGACTTTGTTTCTTATCACATACTCGTAACGCACGCATAGCCTTATGTTCACCCTCACCAGGTTCATCGGCGGCGCTCACAATATATTTAAGTCCCCCGCCACGCAAAGAACAAAGGGCCTCTCCGAGTCGTTCCATAAAAGCCGTGCCAGGAGTAATGGCATTCGTATCCCAACGTTCCGACTCGGCTGTCACTTTTCCGAGTCGCTTCTCTTCCGATGCGACCCATTGACTTTTAAAACGACGAAGACGTTGTTGGCGCATCTTTGCCATAGGGACGACTCCGTCTACACCAATAAAGACTTGCTCTGTTGGTGCGACAAGTTTCACAATTTTTTGAAGATAGTGACACACATCTTGAATGAGATAGTTTTCCCATTCAAGGCGTGTCGATTCACCTTGATACGTTTTTGCACCAGGGCGACGCAAACAATGATACACCATACAATTAAAATCAATCCATAAATGGCTTGGCGGTGTTCCTTTACGAACTTTGGATAAAAGTCCAGGGATACGGTCACATAACTTTTTATAATACGACGGAATACCCATACCACAAGCAGGAAGGAGAGTCTCTATGAGTAGTTATTTCGAAACGCTTAAGTCTCTCAAGAATGATATACTGGTTCCAGCCAGTCAAGATATGATTCGTTCGGCGCCAGATAGTTTGTTTCTTGGATCAGGAATCCTTGCGCTTCTTACGCAAAATTATCCATTAGGTATTTTAACACTTGCGATGGTGGAGTTTGGATTGATTCAGCGAGTCTTGGGAGGTCTCTTTGGAACCTTCTCATCAAATACTGCCCCCTTGCCAAAATCAGATGTATGTATACCAGGGATTCCGAGTCCCTACCAAATTTCGGCGATTGGAGCGATTCTTACTGGCGCAACCTTTCCGAATGGCCCTGTATTTTTCCTCGCCGCAACACTTGCCTACATCTTTTTGAGCACAATTAATTTCAAACAAGAACTTAATGAACTTGGTAAACGAGAACCTGATTGGAAAGGTCGTATTCCTCTCGCAGTTACATTTACATCCATTTTAATTGTAAGCATTATTGTATTCCGTATGATGTATGGTTGTGAAAGTCCACTTGTGATTCTTGGATCCATTGTATTTGGAGGAGCCGCAGGATCATTGGTTCAATTACTACATACCTATTTATTTGGACGAGACTCTATTAACTTTTTAGGAGTTCCCCTCTTAGCTGATCGAGCCGCAAATGGTCGACCCTTGTATGTATGTGCGAAACAATAAGGGGTATGTACAGTCCATAAGGCTCTGGACAGCAGAAGCAGATTGTTTAGAATAAACAATCCGCGGTAGATAGAGAAGGGAATGCCCTCAGTTGTAAACGACATGATTTGTGGAGCACGAAATATGCTCAAACAAGGTTTTCGTAGCCTTCCGGTGATTCTCGCAACAACTGTATTGATTCTTGGAATGACACAAGGAAATGTAAACTTCTTATTCTTTTTCGTGGGAATGTTCTTGGTTACACCAACGGCGACACTTATTACAAATAAAATCTGGGAGCTTCTTGTAACATTTGTGCCAGGATTTACAAGTATCAATCCTGCGATGTATATTGTAAAAGATGGTTCTGCGGCTCAATGCGCAGTCTTTAGCACAGATCCTTCTGCGATTCAAAATATGATTGGTGTGCCAAGTTATTGGATGGCAATGACTGCCTTCTTCTTCACATATTTATTTGTAAACGCATTCAAATTGTATAATATGAAGGCATCTGAAAAGGCACCCAAACACGCAGTGGAGGCACGAAAGAGTCAAGCTGCGATGTGTATGGCAATTATTGTCGCAGTGGCTGCTATTGTGACTATTTTCCGTTATGGAACATCATGTGAAACTGCGCTCGGTGTGTTGGCCTCTTGGGGAGTAGGTGGTGGCATTGCATATGGATGGTATAGTTTCATGCGTGCGTGTGGCCTAGGTCGTTTGGATGATATATTTGGTATCGCAAATCGTATCTTACCTCTTCAGAGTTATGAAGATAAGGACCCTACTGTGTGCTTACCCGCCGCCTAAAAATTGACGCGCCGCAGCCGCTTCAAGGTAAGCACAGTCAAGAAGACAATCAGAATGCCAGCCTTTCAATTATTCACCATTCGTTTCTCCCGTGCTATCCACAATGAAGAAGAAGATGATGTAATTAATATCAAACCCCGTTGGAATGAAATTTCAGAAGATTGTAAGATGTTGGAATATGTCGTGCGTCATAAGGTAGCCTCTTGCGCAGGTTCAGAAAAGTCTGAACAAGTTGTATTTGGTTCCAATCTTCAAAATTATATTGGAAACTTAATTGATATTCTCACTGTAGATATTCAACCATTCAAGCAAATTCAATTTGACTTTCCTTGTATGCCAACTGTTGTGGTCACTCCAGACCAACTTCCATCCATTCGTCATGCGATTATGAGCGCAACCTATATTATTCAAAATAATTGGCCTACAGTTGTTGTGAAGAAGGCCAAATCGCGACCTCTCAATCCATATGCCGAAGCATTTGTTCCTGCGTCGTTACGCACAGCTCAACGACGGGACACTGCGTCGTATCAAACACCACAACGTGTAGCCTCACGCGACGCATCTCCACCAAAAGTTCAACGACATGTTCCTCGACATATATTCTTTGATGAAGAAGATGGTCATGTAACACGTTACTTCAATTAGTTCTAAATCTGAACCATAAGGCGTAAACGTGACACAGTTTGTTTCCAACGAGTAATATCCTCAGGTTTTAGACTTTGTTTTAGTAAGGCAAGTTGAAACATAGAGGATAGTTCCTTCATCTCTTTTTCAATTGGAACTCGTTTATACAGAAACGGAAGACTATCAATTTCTGGACTGATTTTTTGATTTGTAAGATTTACACGATTATGACACCCCCATAACCATCGTCGAATCCATACTTTTCGTTCTTCACCATGAATGGTTCGGAGAGAATCTGTTTTATGTGTGCGGTGCCATTCAAGATAATGATCTTTACATAAGGGGCATGGCATGACATATGCTTGGGCGCGAAGTAAGATCTGCCACGCATCTGCCTCATCATTCATTTGAATCTGTGTTATTTGTTCTCCACTACATTCAGCAAGTGTATGAAGAATTTTCCAGAAACGTGGTCCCCACGCTTCTCTTGAAAGTCCAAGTTCAGTTTCCCACGCCATTCTTGGTTATTTGCGATAAATTTGAAGGACGATTCCGAGCGCAAACGAAGCACACCCCTCCATTATCAAATAAATGTCTATTAAACTTCCCAAACAACTTGTGGAAAGTCTTCAACATTCGTTTCTATCCGAAGCACGTCGTGTCTGTCGTGACGCTGCCAAAATTCTCCATCAAGATCAAAATGATGTTCTCGCAATTCTAAAAAAGATGCCACCTATACAGTTTCAAATTATAGATGATTCTGAAACTCCAACAACATGTCCAGTCCTTCTTCAAAAGGGTGCGATTGTAGAACGGTGTCGATATCCCTGTATTCTTGGAACAGGTGTATGTATAAATCATCAACAAGAGTCAGAACCACCTTCCATTGATTCATGTGAAACAAAACTGACACGTATCAAACATTCTGAGCCAGATGTGGGACCGCTTTGGTGTAACGAGGACACACGACATGTATACTCTCGTGAAGGGACTTGTGTAGGATTTCTTACAGAGGAAAATGTGCTTGAATTGTTTACATATGAATAATTGTTGACTAGCGGTGTAAAATTGAATTTTTTTTATCGATTTACGGAAGGCAACCCAATGAATGTTGTTCAAAGAATGAACACTGTTATTCAAGA